ACATGATGGAGCTTCTGTGCGAGCGCCTCACCGGCCAGCAAAGCGGACCTGACCTGTCCAACAAGCCTGCCGTGCAGCGCGGCGTCGAGCTTGAGCCGTTTGCCTGCATGGCCTACGAGGCCGACAAAGGCCTGATGGTGGTCGAAACCGGCCTGGTCATGCATCCGACAATTGCTGGCTTTGGTGCGTCACCGGATGGTTTGGTAGGCGACGATGGCGTGCTGGAGATCAAGTGCCCAAACACTGCGACCCACATAGCCACCATGCAGTCTGAGCGACACGACCCGCAGTACGAGTGGCAGATGCTGGCCCAGATGGCATGCACCGGCAGGGCCTGGGCAGATTTCGTCAGCTACGACGATCGCCTTCCTGAGCCGCTTCAGTACGTTTGCCACCGCTTCGAGCGCGACTTCAAGCGCATCCGCGAAATGGAGGCTGAGATCAAGGCGTTTCTGGAAGAGCTCAGCGACCTGGAGAAGGAGATGCGCGAGCGAATGAAGTAGGCAGCATGAACCCATCAATCGACCTGGAGGCCGCACAAGCGGCCTTCTTCGCGTCTGGAGGCCAGCTGGTCGAGCTGGAGGGCTTCACCTATCGGCCGCTGCCGGCGCGCAAGCACCCTGAGACCAAGCCGAAGCGGGCCAAGCCTGCTGCGCATAAGTCGGAACACCCGCAGCAGAGCCGCGCCAGAACTCGCGCCGCACGGATCGCCGAACTCGCCAAGACCATGACCTGTGGTGAGGTAGCGAAACTCCTCGGCGAAACCAAGGGAGCGCTTTGGGGCGTAGCCGCTCGCGAAGGATTCAGGTTCTGCAAGCCGCCACGCCAGGTCCAGCCAGTGAAAGACGCCGCCGCTCAAGAGGCCGCTGATCGAGAGCTGGCAGAGCGGATCATTGCCTTGCGCGACGAAGGCATGTCCCGCTGCCGGGTAACTGCAGTACTCGGAATCGGAAATCGCAAGCTGGAGCGAATCCTGGCTGCCTACGAGATCAACTTCCCGCTTCAGCGGTATCGGGGGTAGGCCATGGGCGACCACTGCGAGCACCCCAGCGTCTACTACCTTGGCCGGGAATGCCGCCGCAACGGTGGCGGCAAGATGGCCAACCCATTCGCCTCACATACGTACCACGGCTCCTGGTTTTTGGCAGGCTGGAACGACATGGATCTTGAGATTGAACAGAAAAATCCGAAGCGCGCTGCAAAGAACAAGGCGGCGTGAGCAGTTCAACCTACCGCCCAGCGGATTGCACGAAGGAGTCAGCGATGCGAATCGACCTTCCAGGCCAGCTAGACCTGACTATCCAGGTTGGCCATCAACCGCCGTCGGCTCCGACCGGTAGCAAGGAACAGCTGGCCGAGCGTATAGCCAAGGCCCTGGTCAAATACGAAGCACACCCTTCTTCGGCGCTCTGGATCGAAATCCAGGCCTGCGCGCGGGCAATCCTCAAGTAACCACCATGCCGCATCCGGCCACGGAGGGCGGCGCATGCATGGAGAAAGCCATGAGCTACTTCTACAAGACCGAATCGCAAAAGGTCCTCGCCGCAGTGCGCGCCTGGGACGAGAAGAAAGCGGCCTGGAACGCCCAACGCGAGAAACTGGGCCAAGCCTTCAGCGCCGATGCATCGCCGATGTACAGCGGCTCCCGCAACTACGTCGGCGGCATCAAGCTCAGCGCCAGCCGCGACCTGGACGTGCACTGGTGCCGGCCAGACGAATACGGTTACCGCTCGCTGCGTCGGGCGGCGAGGCATGCCAAGGGCACCGACAAAGAGGTGCGCGCAGCCGAGAAGGCTGAGCACCAGCGCCTGGAAGACCTCTGGAAAGCACACTGCCCGGACGATATCGACCGAGACGAGATGTGGGAGGCGATCGGCGTCGAGCGTGGCGGGATCTGGCTCAGTGGCGGGGTGTGCTTCACCTACGGCGATACCGTGTACCTGAACCTGGGCAGTAAAGCCGCTGACGGCGATGTCGACGGCCTGGTTGAGATCGTCAGCAGCGAGTACGAAACAGCTCGCCAACGGGTGCTCAACGCACGTAAAGCCGCCTGACCCTCCGGCGCTGCCCGCCAGCGCCTTCCCCTCTCAAACGATGAACGCCTCCCCGGCGAGGGCGGCGCCTGCCTGGAGATCACTATGAGCACATTCGCAGTGTTCGGCATGACCCGTGATGTAGCGCTGGCCGAGGCCAAGAAGCGCGTAAAAACCAGCAAGCCTGGCAAGCCGGGCGGACCCTCAATCCAGCTGACGCCCGCTCAGTGGGAGGAGGCAGTGGCGAAGTACGTCGAAAAGCTCATGAGCGGCGAGAAGGTGAAGCAGCTCAGAAACATGTTCGACGCCCCCCAGTACGCCCAACAGTTCATCGACCTGGCCAAGCGTTCCGGGGAATGCCGAGACCTGCGCATCCGGGCCCGTTGCGCGATGACTGACGCGAAGGGCAATCCCATCATGAACCCTAAGACCAAGACGCCAAGGATCGGTTGGTCCGACTGGCAGCCTGAATCGAAAGCCGCCTGACACGGAGTTACCCATGCCCACAGAAAACCGATCCAGCAACACAGAGATGGTCAGCGCCAAAGTCTGCGGCTATACGCCAGGCCAGTCGCAGGTTGAGCTTCGTCTTGATCAAGGCCGCCCCTTACCGGCATGGCTTGAGCTGGGTGAATCGGTCACGATACAACCAGCCGAGCAGCACCAGGGCGAGCCGGTGGCGCCTGCCTTCGTCATGCCCTCGTGTGAGAACAACTACGGCTTTGGGTATGTGGATGGCACCTGCATCCAGAGACTGCGCGGCTACCGTGACCACTTGGAAGAAATCATAGATTCGATTCCAGAAGGTCCGCTCTACACCCACGCCGATCCTGGCGAGGTTGAGCGGCTGCGCAAGGAGCTACTCCGCTGGAAGGGAATTGCCGAGACCCTTCAAGTAGATGCCGAGAAACTTTCAGACGATGGCGTCGAGTTCATGACAAGGGCGAAACGCGCCGAGGCAGATCTTGATCGGCTGCGCGCCGAACGCAGGAGAATGGACGAAGCTCTGGTGGCGTGCGCTAACGAGCGTGACAGCCTGCGCGCCCAGCTGGCCGAGCTGGAAGCCCTGCACGGCGGTGAACTGGGCCTGCCGAAAGAAGGGTGGCCTGCCTACCACAAGCGCAAGATGGAATCGCTGCGCGACCTGACTGCTGGGCACTATCAGCGCAAGCTGGCCGAGGCTCATGCGCTGCTGCGTGAAGCATCGTACTGGCTCAAGCGAGAACGCTGGGCAGACTTCGATGACGCCATTTGCAAGAAGATCGATGCCGCCCTATCCGCCAGCGCAGAGCCGAGCGCGCCGACACCGCAGACGATCAACGGACACAAAATCAACTGCAAAGCTGTGGACGACTACAAGCCAGGCGAGTGCAGCTGCGGAGCAGAGCCGGAGACCAAGTCATGACGACGCACTTCGCTCCAGTCACCGACCTGGAAGACCTTGAGCAGGCACCCTGCGGAACCTGGCTAGGGGAATCCTCCGAGCTGTCAGGCGACTGGGCCATTGTTGATTGCCAACTCTGCAACAAGCGCCGTGAAAGGATCATCGCTGCCGCAGCTGATGAAGAGCGCTTCATCGTCGAGCAGATGGGCGACATGGCGGCATTCATGCGTGCGCAAGGCTAGACCGCTACGGAGCACATCTGTACTCCACCCCGTTTTAACCAATCTCCCCTATCCCGAGCAGGCGACCTTGTCGAATTTTGGGAGAGTGTCTGTGGCAATGCGGCGGGCCCGTCCGACGCCCCAGGCTAAAGCCCTGGTCATGGATTCACCGGGACGGGAATCAAACGCCTCTTCGTGAAGGGCCATGCCACTCGCGGCGTACACCCCAATGAACATCTGCGTGTTACCCGTTCGCGACAGGCGCACCTGAACATCAATGTGCGTTCCATCGCTGAGGGTTTCGTCGTGAGCACGGTGGTGAAGCGTTGGATCAGCCCACCCCCAGAAAACTTCACCGCGAATCCTCATGTCGGCCTCCTACGACTTTAGTTGTATGCCACAGGTGAACTCTCACCATAGCCAAAGCGAGGCGAGACGCAATCTCGGTATCGCAGCTTGAGAAATGAATCGGACCACCGGCCGATTTTCTTGCACCGAACCCAACCACTTGTACAACTCACTGCCGCGATATGGCGGCCAAGGAATCGTCATGCCCGAGAAAAGTGGAATCACCCTCAACCGCGCGGCGCTTGCAGTAGTGCTCGAGCGCCAGCGGCAGGTCAGCGACGAAGGCTACTCGCTGCATCGCGATGACGGCTACGCCAGTGGCGAACTGGCCAGGGCCGCAAGCGTCTACGCCCGTCTCTCCGGCCAGCCTGGCACCATGAGCACCGATTGGCCGTGGGCGCCGGACACATTCAAGCCAAGCGCAGATCGTCGCCGCGACCTGGTGAAGGCTGGTGCGCTGATCCTGGCGGAGATTGAACGCCTCGACCGCCAAGGCCTCATCAGGCCGGCAGTGGTGCGCCGTGACGAATACGGCATGTTTCAGCACCCTGACCTGCCCGACTTCGATGAAGGCGATGTCGAGAAAAGCAAGGATTGGGTAGCCCAGCAGGGGCTTGAAGTAGTCCGAGTCGAACTTGAAACCGACGCACCGGAGGACATCGCAGAACGCTACTTCGAGTCTGGCGACCCCGATTGCAGCTATTGGGAACCCAGCAAGCCAGATGGCGATGGCTGGTTCTGCCTGGCCATCTACGACACCGACGACGGGCCATCATGCTGGTGGGGTCGTCGAGTGGTGACGCCATGACCCGCCTCGCCCTCTGCCTCCTGCTGCTGGCCACCGGCGCCAGCGCCACCGAGAACGTCATCGACGTGCAGCACGACAGCCAGCGCGGCGTCACCTGCTACCTGCTGAATGGGGTCGGCATCAGCTGCATCCCCGACAGCCAGCTGCAGGCCGGAAACCAGCGCCAGCTCTCCCCGCACGAAACCCAACCCGAACCTGCACCCGCACTGGCGCCTGGGCGCTGGATTGATGAGAGGTATCAGCTGTGAGCAAGGTAATTCACTTGGTCTCACACTTTGGCTGCTTCGACGATCACGACTGCCAGATCGCATGCAACCAGGCCGGCGAAGACATGGACGGTTCAGACCGACCGAAAGAGGTCACCTGCAAGAAATGCCTTCGGGTGTATGAGGCGCGCGAACGGCATGCACGGGAGCAATTCGAAAAGCGAGAAGCTGAACTGCAGGTGGCGCCATGACCGACCTGATCGAAGTGAGGGTATCCAACCTGGTCGGCGCGCCGCTGGACTGGGCTGTGGCCATGGCCGAAGGCTTC